GCAGCTTTAGTTGTGTTGTCGTTAGCAGCTGGAGTAGGTATTGTAACCGTACCAGTAAATGTTGGACTACCTGTAGGTGCTGCAGTAGCTAATTCAGATACTGATTTTTCTACATCTGACCCAGAATTATCATAAACAATTGTGTCAGCTTTAATTTTTCCGTATGCCATTTTTTTATAAAGTTAGTTAAGAACAAGAAGTTTGGAAGTTGATGGAATAGTTAAAATTACACCACTATTAAGTGCTATCGGACCAACACATGAAGCATTTTTATTTGCTGTTATTGAATAGTTAGTGGTCATAGTCTGATCATTTTCTGAAAATATCTGATCATTACCACCACCAGTTGCACCAGCTCCACCAGCTCCAGTGTTAGTTGTTGTACCATTACCCATATAGGCATGGCTTGAACATTGATAACTAAGTGCTCCCGGTGTAGTATCAACAATTTCTATTTGTGTATAAGCACCAGTTTGTCCAGCTGTACCATTTGTAGTAACGTTAGTAGTCCAAGCTCCAGTCTTATCTGCATTCTTATAAAATGCTAATGGGTGTCCAGAATTACTTGAATCTGATTGATCAAATCTTATAGTTACAGACTTGGGTAATAATGCAGTCTGTTGTACTGTTCCATCTAATGCATACTTGTTACCACCAGAGTTAACAACTGTAACCGCAATAGTGTGATACGGTTGTTTTGCGTCTAACTGTGTCTGTATGTTTGAAGTAACGCCATCTGTAAAGTTTAACTCTGCAACTGTTGCAGTAATACCTAGACGTGTTTGTTCTGCAGGTACAGTCATAAAAATATTTTTAGTACCAGCGCTAAAGTTTACTGCGCTAGTTCCATTAGATCCTGCTAAAACAGTAGTACGAGTGAGAGTGTTGCCAGTATTCCATGTACCTATGCCTACCTCCCACTCGTCTGTGCTTGGTGTGGTATGTGCAACGGCATAATATGTCGTGTCACCATTAGACATACACGATGTAAATGTATCAAAAGTAGCATCAGCGCCACCTAGAGCATAAGCTCCTGTACTTGTGGTTGTTGTACTTTCTTTTACACGATCTTTTGTAATTAATGCCATTGTAATATACCTTTAAGCTATGCGGATAACAGCGTTAGAAGCGTCTGCTGTTGGGAACACAATAGTAAAGTCACCACTTGTTGCGCTAACATCACCACCGAAGTCAAAAACTGCGATAGCTTTATTGCTTGCTGATGAGTTATATATAATTGCGCCTCTTGCAGTGATAGTCAAGTTTGAAAAGACTTCATCTGCAAAATCTACTGTAGCTGTAGTTCCTGATAGTGCTATTGTTCCACTATCTAAGTTTTGTCCACCTGCTGAATAATTTGTGCCAGTAGCTTCGTCTGAGTTACCTGTAACGTCAGAATAGTTTGCAGTTGCTGCACCATAAGTGCCTGACATTGAGGATTTGATTAGAGCTATCTTTAAAGTATGAGTGTCTAAATCGTGAACACCTCCAAGAAGCTCTTGCTTGAAGCTGCTGCACATTGCCGTTGTGATTGCCATTTGGAAATGTCCTTATATAGGTTAAAGATGCACAAAGAGGCCAGCAATGAGCCAGCCTCTAAGTTTAATTTGATTAAGAAACGTTGTAGATAGCTGACACCAATCCTTGTGGGCGTAGAATCTTACGTCCGTAAAGGTGCATACCACGTACAATGTCTGCAAATGAGTCGGGATCTCTGTAGTTCTCAACTTTGTTCATCTGCTCTGCAGTAGCTACAGCTTCTTCCTGTCCAGCTAAGATCACACCGTAGTGTGCGTCTTGTGCTAGTGCGCCAGCATGGGTTGGTCCATTGCCTTTAGCAGGTAGGTTGTTTGAAACGTACATTTTAAAACCATGTATGTTTCCTGCAACCAATCCATTTTGTAGACCTGATCCACCGAAGTCTGCGTTGAGAAGGCGTGAGTCTTCGTCTTTTAGCAGTTCCATGAATACTGGATCAACAATAATGTAGCGTCCACGTGAATCAACATTTGCTGTATCCATTTGACGTGCCATACGTGCGATGACTGTTAATGGTGATACAGTAATTGCTGAGATTGAAGTTGCACCGGGCAAACGTGTTGCCAATGGGATTGAATCCCCAGTAGCGTATGCTGTAGATGCAGCGTCTGCTGAACCTAATGCGCCCATATCAGTGGCGTCCAACTGGTTAGTCTTTAAAAATTCACCGTTGATTTCCCCTGCTGTTGGGTGCTGTGCAGAACCAGATACAGATGTGAGTAACGCACCTGCTGCTGAGTAACCTGACATGTAAGATAGAACGTCAGCGTCAATAGCGTCTGCCATTTTATATGCTGCTCTGTCTGCAGCCATGCTAACGAAATCAACGTGTGAGAACTGCTCTTCTATGTCATCCATTTTAAAAGCAAAGTAATTAGCTTTGTCAACGGTTAACGAGAAGTCAGTGTCATCTAACTTCTCTACAGTGAGAGTTGTGTGACGCTGTAGAGCGTTAACAGTTACGTCTGGTTCTTTTTGGATGCGTACAACATCCCCTTGATTTGCGATGTCACCAAAGTATGAATTGTTGGTAACTGCGCTGACAACAGATGACTTTCGTAAAGCAATCTGTGCCTGTTTGGAGAACATGATTGGGCTAAAGTTAGCGTCAAAGCCTCCACTTGCTGATGTAATAGCCATAGTTAAAATCTCCTTATAGATATGGCGTTGAATTAACACTACATACCCACGATGAAGAGGCTCTTTATATTAGGGTGGTCAACGTTGCTTTGAAACTGCGCTGTCTCTCTGCGTTGGGCCTATACTTAGAGGTAAGTCTTTGTGTGGCTAGTGCTTGATTAAGCATACACACTTATTGTTGTGTATATGCTATAGTTTTATCTACAATAGTTTGATTGTCAACTACTTTCTTGACATATCGTAAATAAATCTTCGGTTACGTTGAGCGTCAATTATTTC